GATAGATTTTACTGTACCAAAGTTAGGCGAATTTTATTGGACTTGAAAGGAGGTAAGCAGATTGAGTAAGACTTACACCGATATAATCAAAATGGCTAAAACATATGGGGTAGATAAGAACGCTCTGTTTGTTTCAGCTGCAAGACAGTATGCTCTTCAACAGGAAGTCATCCTCCGAGTGAAGGAAGAGATTGAAGCTGACGAGAACGGACTACTTACAAGCAAGGAATATGTTAAGGGCAGGGAGAATGTCTATGTAAATCCGCTTGTTAAGGAGCTTCCGAAGATGAGTGACTCTGCGAACAGGACTGCGCAGACAATGCTCGACATTATCAAGAATCTTGGAAGAGAACCGGTTCAGGCTTCGAAGTTGGAGGCATTAATCAATGACTAACTACATTCTTGAATACTATCAGGGTATCAAGGATGGTTCTATCGTAGTCGGTAAGTGGATAGAAATTTGGTATGACTATATTGTAAAGGGGCTTGAAGACAAGCTCTTTTATTTTGAGCCGAAAAAGGCTGACAAGGCTATCAAATTCGTTGAGGGTTTTGTTCATCATCATGAAGGAGCGTTAGCACCTCAACTGATTAAGCTCGAGCTATGGCAGAAGGCTCTGCTCTCGGTAATCTTCGGAATCGTGGGAGATGATGGCTTCAGACAGTTCCGAGAGATTTTCATAGTTGTTGCAAGAAAGAACGGAAAGACACTTCTTGCAGCTGCCATTGCGGAGTATATGACTTTCCTGGATGACTACGGAGCAAGAATCTACTTCGCAGCTCCAAAGCTCGAACAGGCTTCGCTCTGCTACGATGCCTTTTATCAGAGCATCACGCACGAACCGGAACTCGATGCGATGACAAAGAAGAGGCGAACCGATGTGTATGTATCACAGAATAATGCGACAGCAAAGCCTCTTGCGTTTTCCGCAAAGAAGTCTGACGGACTTAACATCACCTGTGCTATCTGCGATGAGGTTGCATCTTGGCAAGGCGATAATGGCTTGAAGTTCTATGAGGTTCTCAAGTCATCAGGAGGCGCACGAAGACAGCCTCTATATGTGTCAATCAGTACCGCAGGATATGAAAACGAGGGTGCTTATGATGAGCTGATGCGTAGATCTACAAGAGTTCTTCTTGGAGATTCGAAGGAAAAGAGGCTCGCACCATTCCTCTATATGATTGACGATGTTGAGAAGTGGAACGATATCAACGAGCTTCGCAAGTCGAATCCTAATCTGCACGCTTCAGTATCAGTTGATTATCTTCTCGAAGAGATAGCGATTGCAGAGGGTTCGCTCTCAAAGAAGGCGGAGTTCATTACGAAGTATTGCAACATCAAGCAGAACAGTTCACAGGCTTGGTTATCTTCGAAGGATATCGAGAACGCTTGCGGTGAGGAAATTAACCTCGAAGACTATAGAGGATGCTACTGCGTAGCCGGCATAGACCTCTCGATGAGTACGGATTTAACCTCTTGCAATGTTGTCATCGAGAAGAATGGCAAGTTGAATGTGATAAGCAAATTCTTCTTGCCTGCCGAAAAGATTGACGAAGCGATTGCGAGAGATAACCTTCCGTACAAGGCATATATAGAACGAGGCATCCTGATGCCTTCAGGGGATAACTATATCGACTACAACGATGTCTTCGCTTGGTATAGGCAATTAGTCGAGCAATATCAAATACTTCCGCTAAAAGTCGGATATGACCGCTATAGCGCACAGTACCTGGTGCAGGATATGAAGGAATATGGATTCCATATGGACGATGTTTATCAGGGCGATAACCTATACCCTGTTATTCAGGAGTTCGAAGGACTTCTCAAAGATGGAATCATCAACATAGGTAACAATGACCTTCTCAAGATTCACTTGCTCAATTCAGCTATCAAGATGAGCGTTGAGCGTGGAAGGGGAAGGCTTGTGAAGATAAATCCAATGGCGCACATTGACGGATGTGCAGCTTTGCTTGATGCGCTCTGCGTAAGGCAGAAGTGGCACAACGAGATAGGACAGCAACTAAAGAATGGAGGATAGCTATGGGATTACTTGACAGAATCTTCCCTGTGGCGAAAGCCTCTCCGAATGTGTCCATTCAGACAATCGCAAGCGACACAGCATTCAAGACACTGACAGCATATCAGCCGGTCTTCACCTCTTGGGGCGGTGCGCTCTATGAGAGTGAGCTTGTATGCTCTGCGATTGATGCGAGAGCAAGACACGCTTCGAAGCTGAAAGCGGAGATTATCGGAGGAGCTAAACCAAAGCTGAAAGCAAGAATCAAGCACGCTCCAAACAAGTGGCAGACTTGGAGCCAGTTCTTATACAGAACGAGCACGATTCTTGATATGCAGGGAACTTGCTTTATTGTTCCGGTTCTCGATGAGTATGGGGACACAATGGGCATCTATTCTGTTCTTCCGAACAAGTGCGAATTAAGGGAGTTTCACGATGTGATTTATCTGCGCTATGAGTTCAACAACGGACAGAGCGCAGCGGTAGAGTTCGACAGATGTGCGGTTCTTACCTGGCATCAGTACAAGGATGATTTCTTCGGAACATCGAACAAGGCACTCAATGAAACTATGCAGCTCATTCACCTTAATTCACAGGGTGTTGCAGAGGCGGTTAAGAGCGGAGCGACTTACAGATTCTTCGCACAGCTTAACAACTTCGCAACAGCTGATGATCTTGCGGAAGAGCGTAAGAAATTCGTAGAGAAGAACTTCTCAAGCGAAGCCGAAGGCGGTGGCTTGCTTCTGTTCCCTTCAACCTATAAGGACATCAGACAGATTAATAGTCAGGCTTATACAGTTGACAGTGGACAGATGGAGCAGATTAGAACCAATGTGTTCAACTACTTCGGAGTAAATGAAGACATCTTGCAAAACAAGGCATTTGGTGATGCCTGGAGTGCATTCTATGAGGGCTGTGTTGAGGTGTTCAGCATTCAGCTTTCACAGGCACTTACTAAAGCACTCTTTACAGAGCGTGAACAGGAGTTCGGTGCAGAGATTATGTTCACTGCAAACCGACTTCAGTATATGACCAATCAGGATAAGCTTTCGGTGTCTAACGGATTGCTTGACCGAGGAATCATCAACCGAAATGAAGCAAGAGAAATATGGAATCTTCCACCTATTGAGGGTGGTGAGGAATACATCATTCGAGGCGAATATTGGAACGCTGACGAGAAGGTGGTTGATTCATCATCATTAGAGGAAGGAGGAACGAATAATTGAGCAGAATAGACGAACTTTTAGAAGAGCGCATCAATGCAGGAAGGGAGTACAGAAACACTTCGAGCATTGAGATTAGAAGCGCAGAAGAGGGAGTGGAGGCAGAGCAGATAGTTGAGGGATACGCTTCAACTTTCAATCAGCCATACACTCTTTTTGATTTCGGTGATTACTGCGTAAGAGAGCAGATAGATCCACACGCATTCGATGAGTGCGATATGTCTGATGTCATTATGCAGTATGACCATAGCGGAAGAGTGTTCGCAAGAATGAGCAACAAGACACTTGAGGTAAGAGCTGACGAGCACGGACTCAAGATGGTTGCGAATCTTGGAGGCACAGAAATTGGCAGACAGCTCTATGAGGAAATCAAGGGTGGATACACCAATAAGATGTCTTTCGGATTCATCGTTGCAGAGGACAAGCGTGAGGTTGTTGAGGATTACGAAAACAACAGAACCGAAGTCCTGCGAACCATTACAAAGATTCAGAAGCTTTTCGATGTTAGTGCGGTTTCTCTTCCGGCTAACGATGCAACTGAAATATCGGCAAGGAACTTCTCCAACGGAGTGATTGAAGAGGTTAAGGCGGAGCGACTTGAAGCCGAGAAGAGAGCAAGGCAGAAGCAGAGAATCAGAATTCTTATGGAGGCATAAATATGGAAATTAGAGAGATGAACATCGAGCAGGTTGAGGAGCGTAAGGCTTCAATTCTTGTAGAGATGGAAAACGAGGGTGCAAACCTCGATGCTCTTGAGGAGGAGATGAGAAGCCTCAACACAAGAGCAAATGAGATTAAGGCAGATGCTTCAGCAAAGGCTGAAGAGGCAAGAAAGGTTGCCGATGGAGATGGTGACCTTATCAACACAATCATTAAGGAGGACACAAGAAACATGATGGATGTTAAGGAGTACAGAAACAGCGTTGAGTATATGAACGCATTCGCAGAGTACATCAAGACAGGCAAGGACGAGGAGTGCAGAGCACTGCTCACAACTAATGTAGGTTCAGGCACAATCGCAGTTCCTGATTTCGTACTTGACGAGGTTAAGACAGCATGGGACAAGAACGAGATCATGAGCAGAGTTAACAAGGTATCCCTCACAGGAAACCTCAAGGTTAACTTCGAGATTAGCGGAACTGATGCAGTTGCACACACAGAGGGTTCAGCAGCAGTTGCAGAGGAAACACTTGTTGAGGGTATCGCAACAATCACTCCTATTATGTACAAGAAGTGGATTGGAATCTCTGACGAGGTTATGAGCATGAGAGGAGAGGCTTTCCTCCGTTACATCTACGCAGAGCTGACACACAAGATTGTAAAGAAGATGGCAGATGACCTTGTAGCAAAGATTGCAGCACTTCCTGCTGTTGCTACATCAACATCACCTAATGCTGTTACAGTTCAGGCAGAGCCAGCTGTTGGAACAGTTGCAGAGGCAATCGCTAACCTTTCCGACGAGGCTTCAAGCCCTGTGGTTATCATGAACAAGCTGACTTGGGCACTTTTCAAGGTTGCACAGTACAACAACAACTATGGAGTAGATCCATTTGAGGGACTCGCAGTAATGTTCAACAGCTCACTCCCTGCATTCGGTTCAGCTGATGAGGGTGATGTATATATGATCGTTGGTGACCTCGGACAGGGTGCAATCGCTAACTTCCCTAACGGAGATAGCATCGAGTTCATTTTCGATGAGCTGTCAAGAAAGAAGGAGGATATGGTTGAGGTACTCGGAAGAGAGTACGCAGGTATCGGTGTAGTAGCTTGCAAGGCATTCACACTCGTTGCAAAGCCTGAACTCGACTAATAGCTTATGAAGGTTGAAGTAATTAAGACCTTCTTCGACAAGTACACCTATGAAAGATACGATGTAGGTACGCTCCTTGATTTCGACAAGGAGCGTGCTGAAATCGCTGAAAAGCGTGGGCATGTAAAGATTCTGCCTGTTAAGAAGGCAACAAAGAAGAAGACGGAAACAAAGGCAGAAGAAGAGGAGAAGTAGCATGATTGATTCAATATTAGCAAAAGTCAAGAAGTCACTGCGCATCAGCGTTGATGCATATGATGATGAGCTTTCAGACATCATAGAAGCAGCTGCGCTCGATATGGGAATTGCAGGTGTTGCTAATGTTGATACAACTGACAAGCTTATCATTCGTGCAATCACTTCTTATGTGCGACTTCATTTCGGAACACCGGGCGATTATGGAGATTGGGACAAGCTGAAAGCCATCTACGATGAGCAGAAGGCGCAGATGTCAACGAACTCCAACTACAATCAGGAGGTGTAAGAGATGAGGGCAAGCGTGGCAACTTTAATTGCTGAAGATATAACATATGATGCAATAGGACAGGCTATCAGAACTGAAACCGAAAAGGAAATAATGGTTAGTGTGGCTTCCATTACAAGAGGCGAATGGGCGATAGCAGGGAAGCTCGGAGTTAATCCGCAGGTTAAGCTGATTACACCACGCTTCAATTATGAGGGCGAAGACACGATTGAGTTCGAAGGCAAAAGATATGGCATATACCGTACATTTGAATCTTCAGACCAAATCGAGCTTTACCTCGAAAGGAAAGCATCAAAGTAAATGAGTAGAGAAGAGCAGATAACCATCTCCGCAAACAACCTGTCAAGCACAATGAAGAAGCTGTTGAAACAATATGGCAATGAAGTTAATGAGGTGTGCAGAGATGTTATCAAGGATGTAGCCCAGGAAACAAGCAAACAGCTTAAAGCAACTTCACCGACAAGAACAGGGAAGTATGCTAAAGGTTGGGGATATAAGCCTATGAAAGTCAGCGGAATGCTAACAGAGTATGTTGTTTACAACAAGAAGGCTCCTGGGCTTACTCACTTGCTTGAACACGGACACGGAGGACGGAGTCCGGCAGGGGCAAAGCCACACATCAAGCCTGCGGAGGATTTCTCAATCGCAGAGCTTGAGAGAAGAATAAGAGAGGAGCTTGAACAGTGACACTTGCTGAAGTCAAAACAGTTCTTGATGCTGTAGGGATTCCTGTTGCGTATGATCACTTTGAAACGGAACAGGCAATGCCTTACATCATCTACAAGGAAACAAGCACAAGAACGCTATCAAGAGATGATTCGGTTGGTGTTAAGATTTCGACTATTCAGGTTGAGCTTTACACTGTGAACAAGAATCTTACTCTTGAAGAAACACTCGAAGATGTTCTTAATTCATTCATTTGGAATAAGACTCTCGATTTTGATAACGAAGATGAATACTATTCATCATTCTACGAGTTTGAAATTTTACGATAGGAGGCATATAGATGGCAGACAATAAGATTCTTTATGGACTTAAGAATTGCTACTATGCAAAGAAAACAGTGACATCTTCCGGAATTACATACGGAACACCTGTTGCGCTTCCTGGTGCGGTGTCAATCGACCTTTCAGCATCAGGAGATAGCTCAACATTCTATGCTGACGATATTGCATACGCTGTTTTCAATGCGAACAATGGATATGAGGGAAGCCTTGAGCTTGCTAACATTCCTGAAAGCTTCTACACTGACATCCTCGGTTTTGACACCGATGATGATGGAAACCTTGTAGAGCTTGCAAATGTACTCGGTGCAGAGTGCGCTCTGCTCTTCGAGTTCCAGGGCGATGTTAAGGCAAGAAGACACATCTTTTGGAATGTGAAGTTCGGCAGACCTTCAATCACAGGAAACACAAAAGAGGAGAGCATTGAGCCACAGACTTCAACACTTGAGTTTAATGCAGTTCCACTTGCAAATGGTATCACAAAGTCAACAACAGCAGAGGGAACTGATGCAGATGCTTATGCAGCTTGGTACACATCAGCTCCTGTTGTTCCAACACTTTAATCTATCTTTTTAACATGGGGGTGCTTGATGCACTCCCTTTTTTTATTAGGAGGAAACAAATGGCAGGCATTATTAAAACTGTAACAGTAGGAGATAAGGATATTAAGTTCGAGGCTAACGGAGCAACATTCGTACTCTATCAGCAGGCTTTCGGCAAGGATGGACTTCTTGAGATTCAGAGCGTAGAGAAAGAGCCGACAAAGTCGCTACCTCTTGCACAGGAGTTTGCTTATGTAATGAGTGGCGCATACGAGAAGGGAATCGGATTCGTTAAGTGGCTCTCGCAGTTTGGAGTAATGGATGTTCCAAATTCAGCAGAGGAAATCTTTGGAGTTCTTATGCAGAGCCTGAACGGAAACGATGAACCGGTAAAAAACGCAACAGCGGTGGAGGACGAACAGTAACTACTGCGCTTGTGCTATTACGATTGGCACAAGTCGGTCTTTCCACCGAGTGCTTAAAACTATTAACGATGGGACAAATTTTCGATATATTCGGTGAATCCTATGCGGATGAGAATGGATCAGTTCGCAAGGCTTCACAGGATGACTTCGACAAATTTTAGAAAGGAGGCAATATGTCAGCAGGGGCAATCAAGGGAATAACCATTAAGCTCGGAGCTGATGCAACGGAATTAACTGATGCGTTAAAGGCAAGTGATAATGCGTTGAAGAAAACGCAGACACAACTCAACGATGTCAATCGAGCATTGAGATTTAATCCTGACAATGTAACATTGCTCAATCAGAAGACAACGCTTCTCGAGGAGAAGATTGGCGATACAAAGTCATCAATTGACAAGATGAAGGAAGCGTTGAAGAAGATGGATGATTCAGGTGTAGAGAAGACCTCTCATGAGTATATGGCTCTTGAGCGTGAAATCATCCGAAGCGAATCAAAGCTGAAAGAGTTCAACGAGGAACTTCTCAAGACAAAAGCAGCTGCTTCAGGAATTGGGCAGCTCGGCTCAAAGTTCTCTGCGCTCGGCAATCAGATGACAGCACTCGGCAACAAGATCAAGTATGTGTCCGCAGCGGCTGCAGGTGCAATCGGAGTATCGCTTAACTTTGCATCAGACCTCGAGGAGTCAATGAACAAGGTTGAGGTTGCTTTCGGCAAGTCGAGCAAGGAGGTTCAGAAGTTCAGTACAACAACGCTGAAGAGCTTCGGTATTGCACAGGGTACAGCACTTGATATGGCAGCAACCTTCGGTGATATGGGAACTTCGATGGGACTTTCAAGGGCAGAAGCTGCAAAGATGTCAACTTCGCTTGTAGGACTTGCAGGCGATCTTGCTTCATTCAAGAACATTGGAATCGAGCAGGCAACAACCGCACTCAACGGAATCTTCACAGGTGAAACCGAATCTCTCAAGGGATTAGGTATTGTAATGACACAAACAAACCTCGATGCATTTGCACTTGCAAACGGATTTGGCAAAACCACAAAAGAAATGACTGAAGCAGAGAAGGTATCACTCCGCTATGCATATGTGCTTAACGCAACAAAGAACGCACAGGGTGACTTTGCGAGAACAGGAGAAGGATTCGCCAATCAGCTCCGAATGGTTCAGGAGGGAGTTAAGCAGGTGGCAGCTTCACTTGGTGAGGTTATGCTCCCAATTGCATCAAAGGTTCTTGCGGTAGCAAATAAGATTCTTGAACGAATGAGTAATATGGGCAAAGGCACAAAGATTCTTGTCGCTTCACTTCTTTCAATCGTGGCGGTAGCTGCTCCTGTCCTTCTTACATTCGGTGCAATCGCAAGTGCAGTTGGTTCTTCGCTAACGCAGATTTCACTTCTTGCTCAAAAGATTCCTGCGTTATTAAGCGGATTGAAGGCGGTTGGTGCATTCCTTGTAGCGAATCCTATATTTGCAGTGATAGCAGCTCTTGTAGCACTCACTGTGATCATAGATAAGAATAGAGATAGCATTGAATCATTCGGAGAGAAGTTGAGTGGATTTGTGCAGAATCTTGCTACAAAGATTAGCGACACTGTAACTTCAATCACTGAATCGGTAGCAGAGCATATGCCTGAAATTATTGAAGCAGCAGTAAAGATTATAACCGGACTTATCACAGGACTTGTTAAAGCACTTCCAACGCTTGTTGCTAACGCTCCGAAGATAGTAAAGTCACTTGCTAAAGCAATCATCGCTTCTATCCCTGCACTTGTTGATGCAGGCAAGCAGCTCATTAAAGGCTTATGGAAGGGAGCAGGTGCAATGGTTTCCTGGGTTGTTGAAAAGTTCAAGGGACTTGGTAAGAAGATTCTGAAGGGCATCAAGAATGCACTTGGCATCCATTCACCTTCAAGAGAGTTCGCTCTCGTTGGACAGTATTCAATGATGGGACTTGCAGAGGGAATCACTGAAAACCTCGGTCTTGTTGACAAGGCAATGAATATGGTTGGTTCAGCGATGACAGGCTCTTATGCAATCAATAGCGCACCACTTCAGACCGCACCTTCAAGCGTAGGTGGTTCGGTAGTGTTCAATGGCAATTACTCATTCATGAATGACAGGCAGATTGACCACTTTATGAAGAGTGCCGAGAGAATGATGAGAAGGAGGGCAACAGTTTGATTGAATTATTAAACATCAATGGCACTGCTATTGGCGATATTGATTATGTTGAGTACCTCGGAACGGAGTTCGGTGATTCTGAAATCACTGACTATAACCTGTGGGGAAAGAACTCAATAGCACCAAGATTTGTGCCGATTAGAAGAACGCAGTTTCAGACAGCAGAGGTTCGCTTCCTCATCAGAGGAGTGCCAACACAAGTAGAGTTCGAAGAAACCATCACCAACCTGGTTATGATGCTTCGAAGCACAAGCACACCTGAACTCAACTACAACGGATTCAGCTTTGTTGGACACTGCACAGACTTCAAGGTAGAAAGAAAAATCAAGAGTCAGATTGCGGAAATCACACTAACTGTTGAAGGCTTCAAGTGTGTTATTGAAACCATTACGAATCCAACATCAGGCTTACACACCTACTTCGAGGATGTAGTGATTGAATCGCCAATTAAGATAGCATTTACGCCCAACTCAAGCGGAACAATCACAATCGAAGATGATGCTGTTACTTTCAGCGGTCTTCAGTGGGGAGCGCACACCTGGAACGGACTTACTCACACTCTTGATAGAGGTACAAGAGCAACAAGTTCGGCAGGTATGAGCAGCTTAATCTTCCCTTATGCGAGAGTGGGAGGCACTGACATCACTTTAGGCACAGGCTTCACTAATGTGACAATCACCTGCTATAGGAGGTTGTTGTAATGGATATAAGAATCATAGATAAATCGGACAAGACTTGGATTCTTTCGAACACAGTAGCTTTCAACTATGAGCTTACGAAGGAAATCAACAAGCTTCCGTCAATCAACTTCTCTTTGACCAAGTACGAGGAATCTTGGAAGCTGATTGAAACCGAAGGATACATCTATTCCGCAGATGGCTTATTCGTGGTAAAGGATATATCAATCACAGATGATGAGGTTGAGGTTTATGCGGTATATGATGCAGAGGTTTTTCAGTATAACCACTTTCCTACAGTAGGACAGGCAACAGGAGGTTTGGGTAGTTATGCAGCTGACCTTGTCCGTATGCACGCTCTGCAAGATTGGACATACGAATATAACATCGCATCAGGAGTTCAGCCTGCTACAGTGTCAATTAATTGGGAGGAGTATAGCGAAGAAGACTTATCAATCTATGATGCGCTTCAGGTTATTGTTGGCAAGTTCAATGCAGAATTTGTCATTGATAATGTGAGCAAAACACTCTATGTGTATGAGGCAATGCACTGCGGTGAGTATCGAGGCGCATATCTTGTAGAGGGATTCAACCTTACCGATTCAACTATCAGCATCAGCACTGATGACATCGTGACAAGGCTCTATCCTTATGGCAAGGATGACCTCGATATCACAAGCGTTAATCCAACAGGAAGAGAGTGGATTGATAACTTCACATACACTGACAAGATTATCGAGGGAGTATGGAAGGATGAGCGTTATGAGATAGCGCAGAACTTGTACGATGATGCGGTGGCTCTTCTTGAAAGCAAGTGTCAGCCTACAGTGAACTTCTCACTGTCTATGGCAGATATGTACGCTATAACCGGAAACACCAACTTCTTAATCGAGGTGGGTGACACAGTAAGGCTTTCCATTGATGGCAATGAATCGCTTCAGGTGGTAGTCAAGATGATCACATCAGAGGATGACCTTGAGAACACACAAATTGAGCTTGCATCAAAGGCAGGTTCTCTGCTCGATACAATCGCCAATCTCGAAGATAGAAGCGTAAGCGGTTCAGGTGGTGGCGGTGGCGGTTCAACCTCTTGGGATGCAATCACAGGCAAGCCTACAACATTTCCTTCAACTTGGGAAACAGTAAGTGGTAAGCCAACAACATTTCCTCCATCAGCTCACAATCATGATGAGCGTTATTACACAGAAACAGAGATTGATTCAATGCTTGCCGAGAAGCAAAACACTCTTGTCAGCGGAACAAACATCAAGACCATCAATGGTGAATCTGTGCTTGGAAGTGGCAACATTGAGATTCAAGGTGGTGGCGGTTCATCAGCTCTTGCTTGTTGCTCTGCCAACAATTCAGGAAGTGGCACTACACCAACATCAAACACACCAACAGCTGTGACACTTAACAGATTCAATGTGAATACCGATTCAAGCGCATTTGAGTTCAGCAGTGGTGGAATCAAGTGCAAGAAATCAGGCACAGTTCAGGTAAATGCTTCACTGTATTTGCGTGTTGGTTCATCTTCAGCTGCGACTGGCACAAGCGGTTGCTATATCTATCAAAATGGTGCAGAGATTGCATCCAATTACTCTTACACAAACGCAGCATATAACACAAAGGGATGCACCAAGATTGTCAGTGTGAATGCAGGTGATGTTATCACACTGATGTCAAGAACATCCGCAGCAGGTGTGATGTATGCAGGCAATGTGGCAACATACCTTGAAATCATCTATTTAGCATAGGAGGAACGAAAAATGAAAACACTTAAAAACCTCGAATGGTGGGATGCAGCCATTACAAGAGCAATCAAAACAGTATGTCAGACCGCTATCGCAATCATCGGATCTAACGCAGTAGGCATCATGGATGTGCAGTGGGGTGCGGTTCTTTCGGCTTCTGCACTTGCAGGATTAATCTCTATCCTTACAAGCCTCGCAGGACTTCCTGAAGTAGGAGAAGAAGAGGAGGTGTATGAGGATGAGCTATAGTTCACTTACAACATACAAAGCTTTAACGAACAACATGAGCCTCGGTAGAGGTGGCAAGAAGGTAATCCGAATTGCAGTGCATCATATGGCAGGCAACCTCTCGGTAGTTCAGTGCGGTACAGTTTTCAAGAACAATCGTGTGTCAGCTCACTACGGAGTTAATGGCAAGCAGATTGGTTGCTATGTTGACGAGAGCAACACTGCGTGGGCATTAGGCAACTTCGATTGGAATCAGCGCACAATCAACATTGAGGTTGCGAACATCAAGGGCGCACCGAATTGGGAGGTGTCCGATGAGAGCATCGAAACAACCATCAACCTCATCGTTGATATTGCTTATCGTCTTGGTTGGACATTCATTGCGTATGATGGAACTCTTGCCAGTTCGGACATCATAATGCATAAGTGGATTGCTTCGACAGCTTGCCCAGGCAAGTATCTATCGAGCAAGATGCCATACATTGCAAAAGAGGCAGACAAGAGGCTCAAGGAGAAGAGGGCATCAAAGCCATCATCGGAGAAGAAGCCATATAGCGGAATGCTACCTAATGCGACTATCCGCAGAGGTTCAACAGGAACTAATGTGCTCCGTTGGCAGACCTTCCTCTATTGGTGGTATAGCGGTATGCACGCAACAATGGACAAGGGAGGTAAGTTCTGCGATGGAATCTTTGGGGCAAAGACCGAATCCTTTACGAAGAGATTCCAAGTTGCAAGGCTGATTGTGCCTGATGGAATAGTTGGGGCAAAGACACTCGCAAAGGCGAAGGCGGTGAAAAAATGAATACAGTTGGAGCTATCACTGTTGCGGTAATCGGATCACAGGCTTTGTTCAGTTTTGTGCAGTTCCTGATTATAAGACACGATTCGAAGAGGAGCGCAGCTGACACTGCAATACTTGCCATTCTTCGTGACAGGCTTCTTCACCTTTGCAACAAGTACCTTGAAGCAGGCGCAATTGACATCTACGAAGAGGAATCTTTCAGCAAATTGTATGAAGCTTACACAAATTTAGGCGGAAATTCATTCATCAAAGAGCTTCGTGACAAGGTTGTAAATCTGCCGAGAAAATAGTGAAAATAGCCGAAAAAACGAGCCATTTATTTGCGTTTTAAGCGACTTTTTTTGAAGGGGAGGATATATATATCCTCACTATTTTGGAGGTATTTTTAGTAATGAAAACGATAAAGGCAACTTTGCCGAGCAAGAAGAATATCGAGGTGCATTTGTTCGCTGATGAGCATATTGGTGACAAGCACAGCGACATAAAACGAATCCAGGAACGAATCGAAATGGTGAGGAGCAATCCGAATGCCTATGCAATCCTGAATGGTGATCTTGTCAACAACGCTACACTCTCATCTCCCTCTGATACATACAACGAGGAGATGTCACCGATGGAACAGGTGCAGAAGTGTGTGGAGTTATTCAGACCTATCGCAAGCAAGATTCTTTGCGTGACATCAGGAAACCACGAATGGAGGACGATGAAGGAAACCGGTATCGACATAACTTATTTTATGTGTGCAGAGCTTGGGCTTGCCGATAAGTATACTTCGGAATCTGCTCTGCTGTTTGTGCGATTTGGGCAAACCGATAGAGGAAGACCGATTGCATATAGCATCTATGTGAATCATGGAAACGGAGGCGGACGAGCTGACGGAGGCAAAATCAACAAGCTTCTGAATATGGCATCAATCGTTGATGCGGATATCTACATCCATTCACACACGCACCTCCCTGCAATCGTCAAGAAGAACTTCTTTCGCACTTCCTGGAATAACAGTACGGTATGTGAAATCACAAGGCTGTTTGTGAATACAGCTGCAAATCTTAATTATGGCGGTTATGGAGAACGAGCAGAGTACACACCGAGTGCAACGGACACACCTATTATTTATCTGAACGCTCACAAGCGAAAATCAGAAGCGAAGTTATAGCGATGGTTGTATCAGTGTTTTTCAGCACATATAATAAAGTGTGATTTGGAGTCAGTTTGTTTTTTGACATTGATTTAACCTTTCCTTTATTGAACGAGAAAGAGCAGGGTTTGTTCCCTGCTCTTTTCTTATGCAAAAAAATATAAAAAAGTTGTAAATAACTATTGACAATCCACTGTATCGGTGGTATATTTAATACAGAAAGGAGGTAACGGAAATGTGGGAAATAATAAAAGCCTTGATTGATATCACAGACGATTTAATCGAGCTTGCAACAGCGATAATCGGCTTGATAATCATAATCAAGGCAAAGAAAGACAAAGAGTAGCAAATGCTACAGAGGGGCGAAAGCCCCTCCCACCTATTGGTGGTTAAGAACATTGTAACATTTCACATTTCTTAAATCAATGACATTATCAATCATCAAGTTATTAGTAAGCGTAGCTACATTAATTGTTGTGATTGCAATCTACAAGGAGGTTAAATAGATGACCATAAAAGAAGCACGCAAAGCAGCAGGATTAACACAAAGGGCTATGTCTGAATTGTTCCACATTCCGCAGCGTACAATCGAGAATTGGGAAGGCGGAAAGAACAAGTGCCCTATATGGGCGGAGCTGTTAATTGTCGAGAAGCTACAAGCCATAGCAAAAGATAAGGGAAGCAACTAAAGAAACAGGAGGCACTATGCCTCCTCTTCTTATGCCTCGATTATTTCATATGTTACGATGCTTCCAACGATTTTGCTCTTGAGTGTTCCGGTTATGCTTACATACTCATTCAGCACATAGCTCCTGTTGCTCCTGACTACATAGTGATCATCATTCGCATATATGATAAAGGTGTGATTCTTAATGTGTTCGACATAACCATCTATTGATACCATAACCATTTTCTTATCACTCCTTTCAAGAATTATTTTATATAATCAACAATGAAAATTCTTGCACATTTTTTCAAATGAGGAGGGAAGAAAAATGGACAGCAAGTTATGTAAAATTCTGCTTCAATCACGATACGAAGGAAATATAAGTCAATCAAAGCTCGCAGACGAAATCGGAGTAAACAAGAAAACCATAATGAATTGGGAGCAGGGAATCACGCAGCCATCAATCGAAAATATTATTAAATGGTTCGATGCTTGCGGTGTGAATCCGATGCACTATTTTCTCGAATATATATCACCTGGTGCGTTTGATAATGTTGACTACAAAAGCGAGCAGACAATCAACGAAGCCTTCCATTCACTTACCGAGCTTATGTCTTACGAAGATAAGATGGCTCTGCTATATATCTATTTTGGGCAACATGGTTCATCGCCTGAAACTGTGATGCAGATGCTGTTGGCTCACTTGCATAATCCTCTGAAGGATAGAATCAGCATAGCGGTACACATAGCAACAGGCTATCGATTGAATGAATCGCTCGATGCTCTTGTTGGCGGTGACCTTCCTAAACCTAACCTTGATATGCTCGATGAAGCCATCTTAAAAGCAGCTGAATCGGTTAAGAATTGCAAGTCAGGGTATGTGGTTCAAGGCACAAGAATCGAGCAAATTTAGGGTGCCCAAAAGGTGCCCATTTTTTTCAAAAATTTCATTTTTCGGTAATTCAGTGTTTTCAAGGGGTTGAGCCTCAAAGCCTTGAAATTCCAACGCTTCAATGCAACCAAATGAGACCAAATGAGACCAAACGATACCGCTTTTGTTAGGTTCGAGTCCCTTGTTGCGCACCACCTCAAACCGTTGAAATCACAGGGTTTCAGCGGTTTTTGTTTTGCCAAAGGTGCCCATTTGGTGCCCATTTTCTTCATTTTTTGTTTCAAACGCATTAATTTGCGTTTCGATTTGCGTTGCTATGTCCTGTGTAGATTGCATAGGAGAGCCGAACACATGAGTGTATATGTTCATCGTTGTGCCTATGGTTGAGTGTCCCAATTGTGCCGAAATCCTTGCTATATCCACACCGGATGCATTCAGCATTGAAGCGTGTGAGTGTCTTAATGCGTGGAAGCTCACTCTTGGGAGATTGTTGTTATTTTCAAAGCGTGCAATGTGCTGTGTGAGGAAGTTCGGCTTCATAGGTTCACCGAACTCGTCCTGGATAAGAAAATCGCTGCATCCGTATGGGAATGTGTGATGCTCCTTAATCAGCTCACGAATGTGCGCCATTATTGTGGGCGGAACCGCAACAGCTCTCCTCGACATTTCGGTCTTGGTTTCCGTTACCGCTTCTTTAGTTCCGATTCTATGCCTTCCTTGCGTGATCATGATTATATTCGACACATCAGAGATTGATGCCTCGGTGATTCCGAGAACCTCTGACCTACGAAGACCACAAAACAGCGCAAGCTCACACGCAACCTTGAAATCATTGCTTTCATTTTCGAGAGCCTTAACAAATGATTGAATCTCTTGAGGCGAAAGTATGGTGATTTCAGGCTTCTTTTGCTTCGGCAGCTGAACCTTCTCACAAGGGTTGCTATTCAGCATACCAACGGAGATAGCCTTCTTGTATGCAGAGCTTAACAGGCTGATTGTGTTCTTAATCGTCTTCGGTGAATATTTGCGTTTTAAGACGATTTCTTTTTCAAGCCTATAACTTGTCAATTCACTCGCTTTAACCTTGCCACAGGCTAAAATAATGCGTTTGGCGGTGCTTCTGTATCCATAGATGGTGGTATCCCTTGCTCCCATAGCCTCCATTGAGTCTATATACCAATTGAGAAGCTCCTCAACCGAGAGGGAGTCAGGCAGACCTTCTGCAATAATCTGCCTCTTGAACTCCTCATACTGTCTTTCCGCATCTTTCTTACCGGTGTAAGCAATCACCTTCGTATAGCGTTGCCTGTTTTCTTTAGATCCAATCGAGAAGACAAGCTTCGCTTTTTTCTTGTCTATGTATTGAATAGCCATATTGTTTACCTTCTCATTTTGATGATTTCCGCATACATTATTAATTCTTCCATTTCTTTGTTGCTAAAGTCAGCGATAGCCTCAAGAAGTCTTGTCTGCTCTGAATTTGAATCAATTTGATTTTCCAATGCGGTTAGCGTTGCGCTTTCGCCTTCGATTATCCAACTAACAGTAACACCGAACCTATCTGCCATCTTCTGAACTTTTCCCATTCGTGGCATTGCTAATCCCAATTCCCAAGTTGAAACAGCTCTGTCTGTTACTCCCAAGAACTTACCGAGTTCCGATTGTGTCATAGCTGCTGAATCACGCAGCTGTTTGATTCTTGCTCCAATATCCTTTGCGTTGTACATTTTGCATCCTCCTTTATATAAGAACATTATACCAACTAAATTGGAATTACTCAAAGTTTTTTAATATAAATATCAAATAAATATGGGAAAACACTTGACTACCAAATTAAATTGGGGTAATATAAGTTACGAAAGGAGGGCATAAAAATGGTGACAGTTAAACAGGCAAGAGTAGGAATTGATGCTACGATGGCAGAAATGGCTAAAATGATGGGAATGTGCCTTGATACATACAGAAAAATAGAGAATGATCCAGGCAGAATGACTATGCGACAGGCATTCAAGTTCTCAAATTTAACAGGATATGATATTGGAGAAATTTTTTTCCCTGAAGAATCAAATTAAATTGGGGAAGTGAAGGAGGTAACCAATGAAAGACAGACTTAACACAGTAAGAGAGCAGGTGTTCATCGAGCTGAACGCAAGACCTGAAACAAGAGATGATGATCTACTGCTGACCTGGAATGTGTGGAAGCATCACGCAAATGTAAATCCGCTGTGGAGCATTCAGTATGTGATGGAGCACCACAGAGAGCTTGAGCTTCCAAGCACTGAAACAATCAGAAGAAGCAGACAGCTCATTCAGGCTGAATATCCGCACTTGAGAGCATCCAAGCCAATGGCAGAGAAGAGAGCTGAAGCGCAGAAGGAATTTCACGATTGGACACTTGACCACAAGTAGGAGGTAGAACAAATGACGCTTACAGATGCAGAAATTAGAGAACTCTTGATTGAGAGAAAGAAAGCGGAGAAGGCGCAGAGAGATAGAGATAGATACCTCACGATGAAATGTTGGCTGTGTGTCAGCTCACTGATTGCAGGTGCACTGATGGTATGGCTTGGCTCTTGGGCGGTATATGCGCTTGGTGCGTAGCAATGCTCGAACTAATCTCTATGAAGGAAGCAGCTGCACGATTAGGTGTAAATGTATCAACAATCAAGAGATGGAAAGAAGAAGGAAGGCTCGACTACATACAGCCAAAAGGTAAAGGCGGAAAAATAAGAATTATATGGAGGAACTATGGCAAAGAAACTGATTGACACAAAGAAAATAGCCTACGAAGAGTGGGTGGCTCTCCGCAGGCGGTCGGTGGGTGGTTCTGAAGCATCCACTGTTATGGGTGATAACAAATGGGCTTCACCACTTTCATTATACGCAAACAAGCTCGGTCTGACAAGCGACAAGGAAACCAATGTTGCAATGATGGTTGGAACACATTGCGAGGAACTTGTAGCGAAGATGTTCGAAGAGGAAACAGGCAAGAAGGTTCGAAATGACTTCTTTATGTACGAACATGATTTGTATCCATTCATCACAGCGAACCTTGATAGAAGAATCATCGGAGAGAATGCCGGACTTGAATGCAAGACCACACAGGCATATACGCTCAAGGATTTCGATGGCACTGTACCAAACAACTACTATTGGCAGTGTCAGCACTATATGGCGGTTATGGGCTTCGAAAGAATGTACCTGGCTTGCATCTTATCAAACAGACACTTCGTGTGGAGAGTCATCGAGAGAGATGAAGGTGATATCAAGATGCTGATAGCCAAAGAGGTGGACTTTTGGACGAACTATGTACAGAAGGAGATTCCACCTGAAGCGGATGGGAGTGATGCTTCATCAGAGGCACTTGCTGAAATGTTTCCGACTTCTGATGGCGAGGAAATAGAAGCACCGATTGATGAGGCTTGCGATATGTACATATACGCTTCAGAGCAGATTAAGGAATGGGAGAAGCGCAAGAAGGAAGCACAGAACATTATAGAACAGCAACTCGGTTCAGCTGAAGTGGGAAGAGGAGTATACCACAAGGCAACATGGAAGCCATACGAAACAAGCAGAATTGATTCGAAGAGGCTGAAGGAAGAAGAACCGGAACTATACGCAAAGTATTGCAGAACTACAACAGGAAGAAGATTCAGCTGCAAGGAGGTTGATAATGGATAATCTGAAGATCTACAACAGCGTGAGAGCTGTACCGAAAGAGGCGCAGAAGCCTATCAATGGTGGAAGGCTCAAGGGAATGACCGATATAAATCCAATGTGGAGAATCAAGACACTCACAGAACAGTTCGGTGCTTGTGGAATCGGTTGGTATTACAAGGTAATTAAGGACACTTGCTCAATCTGTGAGCAGACAAACGAAGCAATCGTCAATGTGTGGATTGAGCTTTACATCAAGGTTGACGGAGAGTGGAGCGCACCTATCCCAGGAGTGGGCGGTTCGATGATTGTAGCAAAGGAGCGCAACGGATTCTACGCAAGCGATGAGGCTTACAAGATGGCACTTACCGATGCACTTTCAGTGTCTTGCAAGGCTCTCGGAATCGGAGCTGACATCTACTTCAACAGAGATGTTTCGAAGTACAGCAATCCTACAAACGAGCCAAAGGCAACAAGAAAGCCATCTGCTGAAAAAGAACAGGCAATCAGCAAGGAACAGGCGGACGAAATCAACGCACTTATCGTAGCGACAAAGACGGATGTTAGTCGATTCTGCGGAGTTTACAAGTGCGAATCTGTCGAATCGTTAAGAGCGAAAGACTACAATTCAGCAATCGGACAGCTCAACATGAAACTTCAGAAGATGATTGGAATGAACGCTGATGAATCGAACCTCCCTGAAGCCATGAGAGGTTAGCAATGGCAGGATGGTTTAAGTTTCACAGAGAGTGGTTAGAACATCCAATCATCAACAAAGATGCTGATTATCTGCGAGTGTGGATAGAACTTCACAACATGGCAGCATTCGATGACAGCAGACAAGTTGATTGGAAAGGAAAGGTGATCACTCTCAAGCCTGGTCAGCTCACAACCGGCAGAATGCAACTTGAGGAGCTTACAGGTGTGAACAATAAAAAGGTGTTTCGAATCTTAAAAAGGTTCAAAAGTGAGCATCTGATTGAGCATCAAAGAAGCTCCCATTGTTCACTGATTTCAATAGTTTCGTGGGATGAGGAGCAAATAAGTGAGCATCAGAATGAGCAACTGATGAGCATCAAGCGAGCAACTGATGAGCATCTGTTGGGCACTAATAAAGAAGTAAAGAAATCAAGAAGTAAAGATTATTCTTATTACCCCGAAAACAACAACAAATCCCTTCAAATTTCGGATGATTTAAGGGAGAGAATGGAAGCGTTGAAAAGAGGTGAGCTGTAGTGGACGAGCTTATAAAGATTGAAGACAAGGAAGAGTTCTTCAAGGCACTCAAAGAGTCAGGACTAACAGATGAAGAACAGGACAGCATCATCATAGCAAGATACAAATATCTGTATCAGAAGTACAGACCGAGTGAGGAACACTTCGAGTATGTAAGAAGCAAAAGGAAATGCAAGTAATGAGCAAAGGAAAGTTGAACAACGAAACCGAGAAGGTTTGTCCTACCTGCGGAATCACCTTCACAACATTTCGTATCAATCAGAAACACTGCTCCGATAAATGCAGAGTAAGAAGCGCAGAGCAGAGAAGATATCAGAAAGTTATTGAGCTGAAGAAGTATGATCCACCGAAGCATTGTCTTAACTGTGGCAAGAGGCTTGAGGGCAGACAGAAGAAGTTCTGCTCGGTCAGCTGCAAGGAAGTGGACAGAGCTTGCAAGAGAACCGGAGTAAGGGACATGGTAACCGAGAACGCAGGTAAGTGCGAATGCACCATAAAAGAGAAGTGCGAGTACGGTACCAATGCATCAGGACTTATGATTTGTGGCTATATGCTGATGGAGGGACACTCAAGAGGCAACTATCCTGATGGAGATAAATGCGAGTTCTTCAAAGAGAGGAAGAAAAAGCGGAAAGGTAAAAGGTGGGGTAATGATCTCGACAACAAATGGGAATAGAAGAGTGTGCTTCATCGTTGAAGGAAGACCGGTTGCAAAGGCAAGACCGAGAGCGACACGAAGAGGAGTTGTCTACACACCGAAGACAACTCAAGTTGCTGAAGCAAGAATAAGAGAAGCATTCTTCGATGCTTATGGTGACCACTTCAAACCGCTTGAATGTCCTGTTGGAGTCAGCGTTGACTTCTACTTCTCTCAACCGAAAGGGGTAAGCATGAAGCAGAAGGAAGCTCAAGCAGGGAAACCAAGAGCAAAGAAGCCTGATGTGGACAACTTAATCAAGACAGTTCTTGATGCGCTGAATGGAGTGGTTTGGAATGATGACAACCAGGTGGTGAGCATCAAAGCAAGGAAAATCAACTCTATTAGCAAGGATTATACGGAAATTCGAATTGAATATGGAGGTTACTAATGAGGTTTATAAAAGCACCAAAAGATAGAGAAATCGTATGGCACGATTTAGAGAAGAATCCTGATGACCTTCCACAGGAGAGAGGTTGGCTGACAGCAAGACAGTACCTTTGCGAAATGAAAAGCGGATATTACGCAGTTCTTAAGTATGGCAAAGGTTGGAACTATACAACCAACAAGGAAACCGAAATCACAGGTGTAACAGCTTGGGCAGAGATTCCGAGGAGGTAGGCAATGACATACGAAGAAGTTAAGAGAATATTCCGCACCAAGTTCCTCGGTACTTGTTGCATAGACTTCGAGAATGGAGACGGAACGAATGAGTGCGAGTGTCCTAATACAGATTGCGAAAATTGCAGAATTGCAGAAGCAGAGCGAATGATTCTTGAAGCACTCGAAAAGCAGATTCCGAAGAAGCCAATCGCAACAACTAAAGAGAAAAGAAGCCTGGGCGAGTACGATGATTGGCAGTCTTGTCCGAGATGCAAAACGACCTTCGGATATTGCACGAGAAAGGATGAAGTCACTTATTGTCCGAAGTGTGGACAGGCAATAGATTGGAGCGAGATTTAATAGTTGAACTTGTTCCAATTTGCAAACAGTTGAAACGCAGGGAAGTAAATCTAATGATTACGAAAGGAAACAAATCGATTACTTTAATACTTCAAAACGATGAGTCAGTTCAAACAATGCTTCCCTGCTTTTTATAGGAGGAACACGATGGATACAAACAAACTAATTGATGAGATTATTTCAATAACTTGTGATTATCACTGCAACACAGTGTATGAGGAGTGCAAGCATGAGAGCTGCGGAATCCACTACGCAATCGCAGCCATCGAGGAGAAGGCAGAAAAAGATGCAATTGAAGAGGTGAAGGTAGAGCGTGATTGTGACACTTGTATATATGGGGAGCTTGCGTTTTATTTCGAGCCTTGTTGGAGTGAATGCGTGGTCGATATGAAAAACAGGACATTTAGCAAGTGGACACCGAAAGAGAGTGAGGAAGAATAAATGTGTGATATGTGTTACAGCCAGGAAGCAAAGGCTGATGTGGGCAAAGCGAAGTTGAGCCTTGTGCCTTCGGAGATTATATATGCGATAGCAAGGGTTCGTGAGTATGGAAACAAGAAATATCATGATCCTGACAATTGGAAGACAGTTGAGGTTGAAAGATATAGAGATGCAGCTTTCAGACATTTGCTTTCATATCTTAAAGAACCGGACGGAGTTGATTCGGAAAGCGGATTGCCACACCTATGGCATCTTGCGTGCAATGTCAGCTTCCTTGTGGCACTGGAGGGAATAGATGAAGAACATTGATAAGATAAGACTACAAATAGTTGACATCATGATTGATGACAAGTGGACGATGAGAGCAATGGAAAGAGCAAGCGATGTGAATCGTACAAGCATCAGGAGGCTGTTGCATGGCAATGGTGGAATCACTGCAAGCAAGCTGTGCGAACTCTGCAATGCACTTGGCTATGAGTTAGAGCTTGTGAAGAGATAGTGGTTGTTGCAAAAAATGCAACAGTTGGAGGTAAACGATGAACTATGAAGAAGCAAGCGCACTTGCAAAGGCGATTTTAGAAAGCGCACCAAAAGCTGCAAGGAAGAATGCAAAAACGGGATTTGAACTGATGATGTTCGACTTCTATACAACAGCAATAGAGTGCATTGAAAAGCAGATACCAAAAAGTGGCAATGTGGGGTTTGCAAAGTTTTGCGAATGTCCAAAATGCGAGTGGATCATAGAAACACTAGAGCCGTTTAATTACTGCCCTAATTGCGGACAAGCGATTGATTGGAGAGAGGTGGAGTGATGAGAGTTAAAGAAGTAATTGATATGTTGAGTTATGGCACAAACTTTATCCTGTTGGGAGCAAAAACGGGAAAGGTACTACACGATAGCTCGAAAAACCGAAGAGAACACGCAGAGAAATTCTATGAATGTTTGGTAGCAGATTCTCCGTTGTATGCAGATTTAGTTGTGCGTAAAGATGCACACATTAAGAGTATGTGCGACTTTGTAAGACCGAGAATTGGCGTTTGGGTAAGCGGTGAATAGCGATGTTCGTTGAGCATAAGTGGATTATAGGCTATGACGAAATGCCACAAGAGGAAATTGAAAAGATGATTGAGAACGCAAAGAAGCAAGGCTTACAGGTGTACTCAACAACAACAAGCGTGTGCATTATCGAGGAAAAGTATTTTAATTTGAGAGGTGGAATAGATGAATAAGAATAAGATAAAGAGAGCTATTGCAAGGTGGTTGCTCATTAAAATCTTTGAGTCGGAAGATACCCTTATAGCTTGGTGCATTGGAACTAAATTTGACACTTGGGATATTACTGTTAAGAGAAATGAGTACCCAAGTTGCGAGGAGGGCTAACGATGGCAGAAGTATTAAGAATCGCATGGGGAATCCTGCTGATCATCAGCGGAATATGGCTGTGGAGAATGTGAGGTGTGAAGTGGCAACACTATATGAACTAAAGAAAAGAAGGAAGGAACTTGAGGAAATTATTGTGAACTCAAGAAATGAGATTGACAAGATTGATGCGGATATTGAAAGCATCAATGCGGATTGCTTTATCATCATCAAGGGTTCTGATGTGATGAATGTGTGCAATTATCCAAGCACAAAAGGAAATTCAAACACGCTCTTTGAAGCTAAAACATACATCAAGGTGCTTCCTGAATCATATGAGTATAGCGAAATGCTGATGCACTTGTATCAGATAGCAAGGGGTGATAACGATGATTAAGTGGTTAATAGCAATAATGATTTGCCTGATGGTGATAGCAATCATCATCTTGTCAATGATTATGGATTGTGCGGTGGAGATTAGAACTTATGTTAAGTCAATCAACTTGTCGGTAGTGCCGAAGAATGTGCCACCAACACCACCGACATCAGGGAGCGTGGCGCAAAAGCCTATGATAGCAGTTGACTATGTGACATTGTACATGATGGCTTGCAATATGCTTGACCATTTAAGCGCAGGCACAGAGTATGCTAAGAAAGCGCAAGAGTGGGATAGGTTCTTCAGGGAGGGATGCTAATGGACAAGACAAAAGAAGCTGTGATTGAAAGGCTTGCGGAGATATTTGATTCAATCAGGTACGGAATGGAAGCAACAATTGTGATTCATTGGAGTTCAAGTGAGATTCCAACAATAAACTACGATATTGAAGAAGTGGTTGTGAAAAGGGGTGCGAAATGACAAGAGAAGAAGCGGAAGTGAGAGAAGCACTGATGAAGAGGATTGATGAACTTAATGCAAAGATAAGAAGAGTTGAGTGGGCGATTGCAAGCATCAGAGAAGAAGGATTCGCAAAGATGGGAAGCGATGCAGAAAAAGCAGATGCTCTTCTGAAGATGGCAGATTTTATTGAGAAAGTAATGGAGGAATAAGAATGAACCAGGTAACACTTATTGGAAGATTAACAAAGCAGGCAGATGTTGGTTACGCACACAATAGCGATATGGCAATTGCAAAGTTCACACTGGCGGTTGATAGGATGAAGAAGGGTGAAGCGGATTTCATCAGAGTAACAGCCTTTGGCAAGACAGCAGAGATTGTTGACAAGTACACCGACAAGGGAAGACAGCTCGCAGTGCAGGGAAGATTGCAGACAGGATCCTATGAGAAGGATGGGCAGAAGGTGTTCACGATGGATGTGATTGCGGATAGGGTAGAGCTTATCGGTTCAGCATCAGCACCTGCGACAAGAGAGGAGGCGGATAGTATTCCGAAAGTTCCTGACGATTGGAAGGTAGAAGATGCATTCGCACAGGCAGATGAGGATATCCCATTTTAAGGAGGTAAGCGGTGGCATATGAAAATGCGAAAGCATATCTGAAGGAGTATAAGAACGCAGTGATGCTTCACGAAAGATTGTGCTTCAGGGTTCAAAGGATTGAGGCATCAATTGGAGCAAGTGGCATAAACTACGATGGATTGCCAAGAGGAACGAAGCCAAGCTCACCAACGGAAGCAGCTGCAATTATGCTTGTAGATTCCAAGAGGAAAAGGGACGAGGTATGGGATAAGGTTCAGAAGGCAGAAGAAAAGGTTGAAGCGGTGATTGAATCACTTGAGGACGAACAGCAGAGAGTGGTTCTTGCTTATCGATATCTCGAAGGAATGAATTGGGATGAGATTGCTTGTAAGATGAATTACACCGAAAGACATATGCACAGGATTCACGCAGAAGCTTTATGCGAGGTGCAGATGAAGTTAGGCGGATTCGATAGATAAAGATGTCATAGAATGTCAGTAATTCATCACATATAATGTTATTGTAGATCGTGTGTCACGCATTGGCATAGTCATTGGTTTTACTTCCGGTGCAAACGAAAGCCTTGACCGAATTGGTTGAGGCTTTTACTTTGCGCTGATGATTCTCCTTGTAGAGCGCAAGGAGCTTAAACAAAAGAAAGCTCAATTGATGATATGGCAAGAGAGTTCGCAAAGGAGTTCTACAATTCAAGAGCGTGGAAGGAATGTCGCAAGGCTTATACAAAGAGTGTGGGCGGATGTTGCGAGAGATGTGAACGCAAGGGATTCTTCGGAGTACCGGGCGAGATTGTTCACCATAAGAAAAGATTGAGTGAGCAGAACATCAATAATCCGATGATCACATTGAACTTCGACAACCTTGAATTGCTTTGCAGAAACTGTCACGCAGAAGAACATGAGGCTGATGTATATGGCAAGCAGAGGAACAAAAGACGATTTACAGTAGATGCGAATGGAAATGTAAATATTCTTTGACTCCCCCCTATTTTTGAAAGAGGGATACCCTATGGGGACAC